TGCTGTCTCGGGAAGCGAGCGCGGCAGGCTCAGCGCCCTCAACGCCCTGCCCGCACGCGGGCGGGTCAGGGACAGCCGGCGGGTCAGCCCATCCTCGGTCACATCGCCGATCCGCCAGACGCCGCTTAATCCGACGCCGGTCACAGCATCGCCGGGCTCCAGCGCCAGACAAGCCGGCGGCAGGGCGATCTCGGCCTCGTCCGACTCCAGCGTGGCCGCCAGCAGATCACGGGCGAGCGCGGCGGCCACGCCCTCCGACAGGACCAGAGGGAGCGACGCGTCAATAGAATAGCCGGGCTCGCCCAGGTCAGAGCGGGCATCGACCGTGGCGGGAGCGTACGGGCCACCGGCACTGATATAGCTGAGCTGCAGCCGGCCCGGGCGCTTGTCGAGCAAGGTGTGCGTCAGCGTCAGGCCCGGCTCGGCGAGGGCCTCCGGGGCGATCTCGAAAGCCGCACCCGTCTCGCCGGTCATGACCAGCCCGCTCTCGCGCTCATGGCAGGTCATGGGCTGCAAGCTGTTGAGTGGTTCGAGCGCCCGGCGCAAGGCCATCGGCCCGTCCAGCGCAAAGCCCTCGATCACTCCATCGAGCGCAGACGCATCCATACTGACGCCGGCCCGCGCGCCAAGGTCCTCGACCGTCTCCGCCAGGCTGATCAGGCCGGTGCGGCCATTCAGCCAGTGGCCGAGCGCCCAGTTCGGCCCGTCGCTCCACACGCTCTCGCGAACCGGAAAGTCCGGCCAGGGCCGCCCGTCCCAGGCCCAGACATAAGCCTGTTCCATGAAGGGCTGGGCCTGCCAATAGGCCAGCGCGACTTCGAGCGCGTGGCGCTGGAGGAGGTCGTTGCGCGCGCCCGTCGAATAAGGCGGCAGCACGCTTTCGGAACTTTTCGGATCATAGAAGACATTCGGCCCATTGGCGCCCTTGTCGACCGCCGGAAAGCCGACCTCCATCAGCCGCACCGGTTTCATGCCGGGCGTCCAGGCCGTCGGGCTTGCCTGCCGGACACCGCCAGGGCGCTCATGGTGGGCGGCGCCCCACCATCCGGCGAGATCCTTCTGGCGGAAGATCCAGTCTTCGCCATGGGCGGTATCGGTGATCGGTCTCCGGATCTGCGCATCGCGGTCGGCCGGGCTGGCATAATACCAGTCATAGGCCTCCCCGTCCGCCATCTGGCTTGCGAGATAGGCCGGGTCGTCGGCGGCCTCGTATCCCGCCAGCGCATCGAGATGCGCGTCGCCCTCGCGCCAGTCGCCGGCCGGCGGATACCAGTCGACACCGACGAAATCGACATCGGCCGAGGCCCAGAGCGTATCCAGCGGGAACAGCACATCGCCGGACCCATCCGCCGGGACATAGGCGCCATATTCGGTCCAGTCGGCAGCATAGGAAACCTTCGTACCCACCCCGACAATGGCCTTCACATCGGCGGCGAGCTGGACGAGCCCCTCGACGAAGGGGAATGCGCCTGTCTCATCGCGAAGCCGCGTCAGTCCGCGCATTTCACTGCCAATCAGGATCGCCTCGACGCCGCCGGCCTCCACCGCCAGCCGGGCATGATGCAGGATGAAATGGCGGAAGCCGAAATCATGGTCACTGCCAAGGAAAGCCGTGATCTCGCTGCGCACTGCCGCGGTGCCATCGGCCGACGCCGTAATCCGGCCGCGCCACGGGAAAGCCGCCTGCTCGCTCCCGCCATACGGGTCCGGCAGGCCATTGCCGGCGGGCACATCCATGAAGAGGAAGGGCGACAGCGTCACGGCAAGACCCTGCGCCTTCATCGCCTGAATCCCCTCGATCACGGCCCGGTCGGCCGGCGTGCCGCCATAATTCGCACTGCCGCCGGTCTGGCTGACCAGATGAGCCACGCCGCGCCCCTGCCCGGCCACCGTCCAGCCATAAGGCACGCTTGCGCGCTCGCGTGTCTCGACACCCGGGCGAATCTGGCAGCTCCCGGCGCGCAGATCGTCGCCGAACCAGCCGACCGTCAGCGCGGCATGGCCCACGCCCGGCAGGTCGCTCTCCAGCTGCTCGAGCGAGAGCGCGAAGTCGGCGCGGCCATCGCCATTGTTCATGTTCAGCGGGCGCTCGATGCCGGGAAAGCGGCGTTCGCGCACAATGTCCGTTCCATAAACGAACTCACCTGAGGCAGGGATCACGTTCACGCCCTGAACCAGGCTGCGCAGTCCGCTCACCTCATCGCTGGCACGCACCACTTCGAAACTCAGCTGCGGCAGACGATTCCCAAAGGCATCCAGCGGCATGTCCTCGAAGATGATATAGGCGGTGCCGCGATAGGCCGGGGCCGCACCGGTGCCCTCCATGGCCTCGATCAACGGATCGGGCAGCTGGTCTTCGCCGCCCTTGTAGAGCCGCCAGTTATAGTCAGAGAGCGGCAGCGTCTCGCCATTCGCCCAGACCCGATCGAGTCGCGTCACCGGGCCCTCCGCGATGGCGACCGCCAGGCTCACCGAATAGGTATAATCGGCCACTTTCGGCCCACCCTTTCCGGCCCGGCGCTCGCGACGTTTCTCCCTGAAGCGCGACGCCCAGATGAGCTGGCCGCCGACGCGCATGCGGCCATAGATGTTGGCCATGCCGGCACCATCCGCGCTGTTCATGACATGCAGCGCCTTGATGCGCGGGCCTTCCGCCGCCGGTCTCAGCGCATTGTCGACGGTGCGCCCGGCCAGTCCGCCGAGCGCCGAGCCGATGGCGGCCCCCGAGAGCTGGCCACCGAGCAGGCCCAAACCGCCTGGCAGGAGCCGCGCGCCGAGCGCTGCGCCCGCCTGCGAAAGAATGATCTCGCCCATCTGGTCAGTCCTCCAGTCCCGGAAATGAAAAGGCGCCCGCGATCCGGCGGCGCCACCACGGCACCAGCCGCGTCTCGCAGACGCTGCGGCCCCAATAGGCATGGATGACCCGGTCCGGCCCGGTCAGGATCGCGCAATGCTTGGCCGGACAGCCAAGCCCCATGCGGAAGAGCAGGACATCGCCCTCCTGCGCGGCCCCCACCGCAATCTCGCGAAGGTGACGCCGGGCGGTTTCCATCAACACGTCCTCACCGGCAAAGTCGGCCCAATCTGGCATGTAGGCCGGCACGGCCTGCGGCTCCGTGCCGACAAGCTCCCGCCAGACGCCACGCAGCAGACCGAGGCAATCCGTGCCCGCCCCCTTGCGGCTCGCCTGGTGCTGATAGGGTGTGGCAAGCCAGCCGCGCGCCGTTGCAACAATCTCGGCGCGTTTCATCGCTTGCCTCCGTCATTGCCGGTCGCCGCCGGACCAGCCAGCACGAAGTCCGGCCCCGGCATGTGCGGAAAGCCCCGAAAATTCAGCGTGTTGGAAAAGACATCGCCGCAGGTTTCGAGGCGCTTGTCGCAAGTCTCGCCCGCCACCCCTGTCAGACCGCAACGGGCATCGCCGAGCTTCGCATCGCAGCGGCGCGAATAGCTGCGCCCGACAGGCCGCTCCAGATCGGCTTTCAGCGAGACGAGTTCGGCTTCGAAGCCCGCCCGGGTCTGGCGGATCTCGCTCAGATAGCCGGTCCAGATGAGCACGCCATGCGCCGGGGCCGCCCAGTCGACACGGTAGACATGGACGCGCGCCCCGTTCCACAGTGCGGCGGCAAGATCAGCCTCGCGGATCGCCTCGGCCGAGAGCGCCCCGGCCGCCGCCGCCCGGCCGGGCGAAAAACCCGCGCCGGACTGGAACCGGCCGCTCTCAAGGGCGGCGCCCGGCGCATGCACCGTGCCCTGCCATACCACGGGCCGGTCATGATCGGTCACACCGACAATCGTCCCGTCGGCCCGCACAAGGGTCCAGCAGAGACAGCTCGTCAGCGCCTCGCTTTCGAGGCGGGTCTGAAACGTCGTATCAATAAGCTTCATATCCTCCGCCCTCAGATGATTTCGATGATGGGGATACTGACCGCGCGCCCTGCCCCGATCATGTCGATGGTGAGATCGAGGTGATCGGTATCGAAGCGGACCGGACAGTCGAACTGGAAGCCGGCAGCGATGGCCGCACCGGCCGGCGGTGGTGTTTCGAAGGTGATTTGCCCGGTCGTGGCATCGAGCGACCAGCCGTTGCCCAGCGTCACGCCATCGACCGAGACGAGGACGGTGTCCTCGACCGGCTTGCGGATGATCCGGATCACCCCGTCATAAGTCTTGGCCAGCTGGAAACTCAGGGTCTCGCCATCGCCCGTGCCGAGCGCCTGGTCGGTCGCGCTGACAGTCTCGCCCGCCGCCGCACTGGCATAATCGGTGAGGTCGCGGAAGCGGAATCCGTGCAGGCGCCCTCGCCGGGCCTCGAAGAAGGCCGCAAGCCGGGAGAGGTCCGCCATGGAACTGACCGCGCTGGCGAGATCCCACCGCCGGCGCGAGCCTGCCCAGCGCGCATTGCGCACTTCGCCGCCGCTTGCCAGCGCCACGATCTCCGTCTGCCAGGCCGGCCCGCCGCTCGCGCCAAGACCGAGCGCCAAAGGGAACCGCACCTCGTGAAAGGCTGCCTCGCTCACTGGAACCGCCCTCCCAGCGCGACCGCCCTTGTGACGGCACGGGCAAGCTCACCGCGCGCGCCCACTATCTGGCTGGCGTCTGCGCCCCGGCCGACACTCATATTGAGAGTGAAGGCCTGGCCGGCCTGCGCGACACCGCTCTTCGCAAGCGCAGCTTCGGCTGCGATGCGGGCAAGGTCGGCGAGCACCGATTGCGCCATGCGCGAGAAATCGAGCTCCCCGCTGCGCGCGGCCTTGGTGAGCGCGCTTTCGATCGACTGGCCCGCCCGGCCGAACGCCTCTTCCAGCGAGCGTGCCGCTTGGGCGCCCGGCCCTTCGGCCAGCGCGCCGACGGCGTCACCGGCGCGCGCCAGACTGTCTTCAAACTCGTCCATTATCTTCTCCTGTCAGGAAAGGCGGCCATCAGGCTGTCCAGCGCAGGACGGCCAATCGCCGGCGCGCCGGTGTCGGCCAGCCAGAGCCATTCGCGTAGCGACAGCGCCCAGAAGCGCTCCGGGCCCAGCCCCATGGCGAGCGCGGCGCGCATCATCTCAGCCCACGGCAGCATGAAAGGCCTCCGCGACCGCGCGGGCCGCCGCCCCGGGGGATATGGTCCGCTGTCGGACAGTCTCGGCCGTCTCGACCTCGCCGCCCCCGCGCAGCAGGGCCGCGATCACCGTCATCAGCTCGGTGGCCGACAGCGTGCGCAGGCGCACCTGCAACTCCCCGAGCGTCTGACAGCCAAAGGCGGTCTCGATCTCCGCCAGCGCGCCGAGCGTCAGGCAGAGCCGGTGGGCCTTGCCGTCGATCTCGAGGCAGGTCTCTCCTCTCACCCCGTTCATGGCGTGGCTCCGAAAACGAGTTCACCCGCGCTCTGCAGCTCCACGGAAAGTGTGGCTTCGCCGTCATGGGTGCCGCCCCAGGAGAGCTGGGCGATCTGGAAAGCGCCGGTAAAGCGGCCAAGGCCGGGCACGATGAGCTGCCAGCGGGCAATCTCTCCAGCGAAGAAGACCGCGCGCATGCGGGCATCGCTGGCGGCATCCTTGAACAGGCCACGCCCGCGCACCCGCATCGACTTCACACCTGCCCCGGCCAACAACTCACGCCAGCCCGCCGGGCTTTCCGCGCTGGTCGCATCGACGGGCTGCTGGTTCAGCTCCAGCTCGCTGGAGCGAATGCCCGCCAGCGTGACGAAACTTTCCGGCGCTCCACCATCCGAAATCTTGATCAGGACATCGCGTCCTCTCTGGCCCGCCATCAGACAGCCTCCTCTGTAATGATCCGCAGGCGAAGCACCCCGCGAAAACTGCGCAGGTCGCGGGCGCGCATAACATCGCCATAGACTGGCTGGATCAGCACGACGCGCTGACCGGCGAGCGACAGGCTCAGCCGTTCCGAAGCCGCCCGGAGCGCCCCGAGCACTTCCTTGGCCGCCGCCCGTCCGCCATCGCGTGAGCGCACGGCGAAAGTCAGCGTATGGACCTGCCCCGGCACCCCGGCACTGCCGCGCTCGGCGACTTCGTGGCGCTCAAGCTCGGCATAGGGAAAGACCGGTTCGGGGCTTTCGTCGTCGAAGATCCGGGCTGGATGGCCGAGCACGGCCTGAACCTCTGTATCCGCGCGAAGGCCGGTCAGGACCGCGCGTTCCAGCGCGGCCTCGGCCGACCAGATCATGCCGTCAGCGCTCATAGCCGCACCTCCCGGCGCGCGGCGATGATGGCGCGCGCCTCTTCCGGCAGAGCCACATCGCCATTGCGGCGATAGGCTTCGAGCAGGATCAGCTTCAATGCCTGGACGAGATCGCCCGGCACATCGGCGGCTGTTCCGAATCCTGCCTCGAAATCGGCCTCGGCGCGCCCGCCCGCCGGAATGGCCGGCGCCCAGTTCACCGGCTTCAAGCAAAGCCGCCCGGCCTCCAGGCCAAAACGCCCGGTCACGTCGCTCTCATCGCCCTCTGCATCCAGAATGCGAATGCCAGAAAGCGCCGTGACCGGGCCGGGCCGCAGGGCAATCCCGCGCCGGCTGAGCGCGCTCGGCCAGTGGGTCCAGCTGGCCCGCAACGTGCGGCTCACAAGCGCCAGGCCGGTGGCTTCCTCCAGCCGGACCGTGGCCCCGTCGGTCAGGTCGGCGACGAGCGTATCCTCGCCGTCATGGCCGATCCGCAGAAAGGCCTTCGCCTCGGCAAGCGGCAAAGCCGCCTCGCCCGGCGGTGAAATCACCGTCAGCATCATGCTTTATCCTTCGGATTTTGAAGAGGTTTCGCTGGCCGGCCCGGCGCCGGGCGCGAGCGCTCGCCTAGACCAGCGCCTGCAGCTTTTCGATCACCGCCCCACCAATGGGCAGGCCAATGGAGCGCAGAAGCTCATCGTCGATCTCGGTCTCTGTGGAGCCGACCAGCGTGGCAACGGCTTCGGCGATGCGGGTGGTGAACTCGTCCTGCTGCGGCTTGGTCAGCAGCGAGGCCTGGCGCAGGAGGGAGACGATAATGGATTCAAACATGGTCTAGTCCTTTGGAAAGAAGGTCGGAAAAGCCGGGCGCGACGGTCCTGCCGCGCCCGGACGCAGGAACAATCAGAAGACCATCAGCTTGATGGCGTCGAAGTTCTGGACGCCGCCGCCCACACGCTTGGTCGTGTAGAAGAGCACGTAGGGCTTGGCGGAATACGGGTCGCGCAGAACGCGGGCGCCCTGCCGGTCGGCGATGAGATAGCCGCGCCGGAAGTCCCCGAAGGCGATGGCCGCGTTCCCGGTCCCGATGTCAGGCATGTCTTCCAGCTCGGTCACAGGATAGCCGAAAATGGTCTGCGCCTCGCCATTCATGCCCGGCCGCCAGAGATACCGCCCGTCGGCATCCTTCAGCTTGCGGACGGACGCGACCGTGCGCCGGTTCATCACGAAGCGGCCATTGCCCCGGAACTGCGACTTCGGCGTCTGTATCAGGTCGATGATCTGGTCGCCCGCATCGTCCAGGGTAAAGTCCCCCGCGACCGATCCGATCTTGCCCCAGGCATGGCTGGCTTCGGCGACGATGTCATAGTCGAGAAACCCCTTCGGCTTGCCCACGCCATCGCCCGAGACGAAGGCCGCGCTCTCCTGGATGGAGAAGGCCGCCTCGACCTCGTCAGCCAGCCACTCATCGACATCGGCATAGGAGTCTTCGAGCAGCGTCTGGGTCGCTGCCGGCATGGCGTAGAGTTCACCCGCCGGGAATTCGAGCAGCGACAGCCCGGCGGTCGTTGTCTCGGGGCGGGCATCGGTCTCGCCCGCCCAGGCCGCGCCGACGCCGAGGCTCACCGGCTTGCGGTAAACCCCGGCAGAGGTCTGGCGCACGCTCGCGATCTGGCGCATGGGCGAAGCCTGCATAAGCCGCGCCTCGATCAGGCGGTCGAGTTCCGGCGGAGCGGTATAGCCGCCCTGATCGTCCGTGCCTGCGCTCAGCGACTTCACATCCAGCCGCGAGAGCGCGCTGTCGTCGCCGGTGCGCAGATAGCGCGCCCAGGCCTGCAAGCGTTCGCCCTCGGCTTCGGCGGCCGGCGCCCCCTCGGCCGGACGCGCCGCCTTGAGGCTCAGCTGGTCGAGGCGCTTGTTGAGCTTCCTCAGCTTGTCCTCGATCAGCGTGTCGGGCGCACCCTTGGCCTCGATCTCGGCGAGCCGGGCATCATTGGCGTCCTTATAGGCCTCGAATGCGGCCATGATATCGGCGGCGAGCGACTTCATGTCGGTGGCCGCCATCTTTGTTTCCTTGGTCATTTTTCTCCTGCTCAATCGCTACTCTTCGCTTCGCTCAGGCGATCTGCGCCTGCGCCTTGCCTGTGACGCGCCTCATGAGAGCCCATGCGCGCGTATTCTCCTTCCTCACGCCACCCGCGCCGCGTCTCCGATGATTGAAAATCTGGCGGCCTGCTGCATGGGCGCGGCGACCAGCGAGATCTCGACAAGCTCGACATCGATCAGCTCGCGCCCGCCGCCGGCACGCGGCTTCCAGAGCCGGGCGCGGAAACCGATGGAGAGCCCATCGAGCCCGGCTTTCGCCATGGCCTGCGCGCCTTCCTTTTCGATCAGCCCCCGGACGAAAAGCCCGCGCCCATCCTCGACGAGCCGTGTCCAGCGTCCGGCCACAGCGCCTGTGCGATGCTGCAACAACATGGGGATGCCGCCGGCTTGCAGGCTGCGGCTGAAGGCCCCGGCCCGCACAACGTCGCCGGAGAGATCCTCGACGCCGAACAGGGCGGCATGGCCTTCGATCAGGAGGGGGACCGGCGCACTCATTCGCCAAGCCCCGCCAGCTTGCGCTTCTCGGCCTTGGTGAGAAAACTTGCCGCCTCCAGCCGCGCCCAGAGCGCCTCGCGTTCGGCGGCAAAGGCCGGAACGTCCTCAAGGTCGGGCTTGACGACGGCGTCCTCGAAGCGGCCCGCCAGCCAGACGGTGAGCGCATCGGCCACCTTGGTCACAAGCGGCAGGACGGTAAGGCGCCAGAAGGCGATATTGGCTTCCCTGTAGGTCGAATAGGTATTGTCGCCGGGAATGCCGAGCAGCATGGGCGGTACACCGAAGGCCAGCGCAATCTCGCGCGCGGCGGCATGGCGGGTCTCGGCGAAATCCATTTCCGCCGGCGAGAGCGACATGGGCTTCCAGTCGAGCCCGCCATCGAGCAACAGCGGCCGGCCGGCATTCTGCTGGCCGGTATGGGCGGCTTCCAGCTCTTCCTTGAGGCGCTCGAACTGGTCCGGTGTCAGTGTCGCGCCATCCTGGCCGTAGACCAGCGCACCCGACGGCCGGGCAGCATTGTCGAGCAGCGCCTTAGCCCAGCTCGCCGCGCCATTGTGCAGGTCGAGCGCCTTGCGCGCGGCGGCCAGCGGCGGCAGGCCGTAGATATTGTCGGAGGGGTGATAGAGTTTCAGGTGCAGGACCGGGTTCCAGCCATCCGGCGCGCGCGGGATGAGACGCTCGCCACGACGCTGGCGCACCTTCCAGGCAGTCAGCCCTCCTTGCGCATTCGTCTCGGCCCGGACGGTATCGGCCCGCAGGGCAAAGAGGCCTTTCGGGGCGGTATCGCCCGCCAGCGTGACGGCCTCGGCCCAGGCATTACCGGTGATCTGCAGGTCGCCATAAAGCCGCTCCAGCAGCACCCGGCCCGCTTCATCCGGCGAGGGGCTGGCAAGCAGGCTCGCGGCGGCGTCATCGCTGCAGGCGAGCGGAATGGAAGCAGCGGCTTCGGCGATCATGCGTACCGCGCGATAGGCCACCGCATTGCCGGCATAGCCGTCGCGCATCAGGGCGCCGGCATCCATCCGGCCCCACTGGCTTGCCGGCAGGTTGGCCAGCGCGACAAGGGAAGAGGAATGCGACCGCGTCTCGGTCTTCTGCCAGGGCCATTTCATGCGCACTTGCTCCGCTTGCTGACGAGAAGCCCTCGGGCTTGCCGTCTTTTGTCTCGATGATCTGGAGCCTATGCGGTGGCGGTGGTCGGTCGGAGCGAAAGCCGGATGGCCCTATGGTGGCGGGGCCTTGCCTGAGATCCTCGCCCGGCCCTCCCCGCTTACAGCCGGTGAATGCCGGGCCTTGCCGGCAGCTCAAGGAGGAGCGCGGTGAGCGCCCAGACAAGCGCGTCGACCCGGTCGGGCGACTGCGTCCAGCCCGGCGTGCCGAAGACCAGCATTTCGTCTTCAAGATCGCCCAGCTCGCCCAGATGCGAGACACAGCCCTTTTCATAGAGCACGGCGACCGGCGCGGCCCGGGCACGTTTCGAGAGGCGCGCATGACGCAGGACAATCGGCACCGACCCGCCCGCCGCCTTCAAGATGGTGCGCACCATCTCGCCGCCCTGATTGGCCTCGGCGACGATCCGGCTTGCCCCGACCGAGGCGGCAAGGTCGACAACACGGCGTGCCCAGTCGAGCGGCGAGAGCCCGCGCACGCTCGCATCCGCCAGCACATAGCCATGGCGCTGCTCTCCGGTCTGCGGCCCGGCCCCGGCGGCGATGATCCCGCAGGCATCGGCATTCGGGCCGACCGTTGCGGGCGGGTCGACCGCAACGATGATCTCGGTCATGTCCAGCGCACGCATACCCTCGCGCGCCTGCGCGAGCATGGCGCGTGTCCAGAGCGCGCCTTCGGCCTCTTCCAGCAGTTCGCCCTCAAGCTCCTGGCGGCCGAGCCGGGTGCCGGCATAGCTCGCCTCGACATGGGTGAGAAAGGCGGCCGACAGATGGGCGCTGTTGTCCATGGTCCGGGCGCGCGTCACGGCCACGCCGTCCTCGCCCACCAGCCGGCGGACGAGCGGGACGGGCTTGGGTGTGGTGGTGGCGACAACACGCGGATCGGGCCCGAGCCGCAGCGCCATCTGCAGCATGTCCCAGACGGCCTCGCCCGTGCGCCAGGCGGCAACCTCATCGCACCAGGCTGCGTCGAATTGCGGCCCGCGCAGGCCATCGGCATCTTCGGCGGAAAAGGCGAAGGCTTCGGCGCCGTTAGGCCAGACGAGGCGGTGGCGCGAGACCTCGTAATGCGGGGCTTTCTCGTCCGGCCGGGTGATCGCGCGCAGGCCGGACACGCCTTCGATCATGACTTCGCGAACATCGCTGAAGGTCGGCCCAATCAGCGCGATACGCCGACAGCCGCCAAAGCGCGCGGCAAAGCGCACCCATTCGGCCCCGGCGCGGGTCTTGCCTGCCCCGCGCCCACCCATGAACAGCCAGGCGCGCCAGTCGCCGGGCGGCGGCAGCTGGGCCGGTCTGGCGGTGAGGGCGAAGGGCAGCAGCCGATCAGACGGCAC